TAGGCTCTTCTTACTAATAATCCTTCTTAGGATACTAATAAAAGGAAGCCCAGCCGTTTTGGCTGGGCTTCTTCCATATATAATAATATGAGTGCACAACCCGTTAAACCAAATTTTGCGTGGGGTCCTTTTATTGTTGACCGCTATGGTTCTGGTAACAATGCGGATAACTTTTTAAACCCTTCGGGGGATATTCCCTACGACAGTCTTAACCGACGTTATTTTTCTGATAACGTAGAGTTTAACCGTTTCTATCTTGTTATAAGAGATTGGGTTCAAGCCCGGTTAGGTCATCCGGTTGTCCGCGTTGAGCTTTCGGATTTCCAACTTTTGACGGCTATCGACGAAGCTATAAGCAAATTGGACTACCATGCCCCAGATTGGTGCACTCAACTCTGTGCCTTTCAAACGAGTGCCAACTGCAATATGTATGAGTTACCATCTTTCATGATAAACAACTTTAGATATGCTGCATACAAGAAGTCCTTGCTCAGCATCCCTTTAGCAGGACAGTCTTTAGAGATGGACTTCTTTATTAAATATTTTCAAGATAATTTCTTGTTCCAGGATTTCGCTGTAAGTGATTTCTTGTTGATGAAAATGCATCTGAAATCTATAAGAAAGATTTTAGGGCGGGAAGGGTCTTTTCAAATTGTGCAAAATAAATATCTTATGGTCTATCCCACTCCTGTAACAGATGATTTACAAGATGTAGTGATTGAATATAAATGCCTTAACTCAGAAACTTTACATCATTATTTTATTAGCTGGCTTCAAAAATACACCTTAGCCATCTCTAAAGGTATCTTAGGTGAGATTCGTGGTAAGTACGCAACTTTACCATCTCCTCAAGGAGGAGCCCAACTCAACGGTCCCGCTCTTATTGCAGAGTCCCAAAGAGAAATGGAACTCTTAGAGAATCAGCTTCTATCTGAGATTGAAGAACCAGCCGTATTCACTACTTACTAATGCTTGTTTCAGGTCCTCCGTACGGGTATACTTACCCTCCTGCCATTGATGGCACAACTAAGGTTGAGTTAAATGGACATCGCATTCCTAATATTTTTGATATCAAGAGACAAATTTTTGATAGAGAAAATAAAAATTTTCGTAGCCTAGCTTTTTATCGCGATACGTCCAAAGAACTTCTAAGTCTCTTTAGTGATGCGCAAATTTTAGGTGAGGATTTAGAGATTGCACAGGTTCCTGTATTTTATGCAAACCCGGAACGTGCTATCGCTAAGTTATTTAAAACTAGGAACTTAACCCTTCCTATTATTACTTTAGCTATCAGTGATACGGAGCAGGCAGCTGAGAGGCGCCGTCCTAATTATGATATTGAATACTGGACTATTAAAGACCATAAACGGAACCGCTTCACTCGAGTAGCTTCTTTGGCTCCCGTCGCAGTTAATGTTTCCTACCAACTACATTTGTGGGCGCGGTACGTAGAAGATATGAATCAGCTACTGGAATATGTAATGCAAAAGTTTCGACCTCATTTACGAGTAGAAACGGACTTTATGATTAATGCATGTGCTTTTATAACCGCGGTAGGAGATAACTCTATGTTGACTGTAGGGGATAGAGAGGACAGGGTTATTAAAAAAACAGTTACCTTTAACGTTGAAACGTACATGCCTACCCGTCAATACATGATTCAATCTAATGGGGAGATTAAGGAGATGCATTATGAGGCTACGATAGACCCTGAAATTCCGTTTAGCACCAGTGGAGGACCGCCTACAACCTCAGTGACAGAGGATTTAACGGTTTACCCTCCGTCAGGTCCCGCATTTCCTGGACCTAGTGTCTAATCAAAAATAGGTAAATATATACGTTTTCGTGATGCTGACTCTCTAAATAATCATAGAGGAAGTTTAAATGAAGCAAAAAATCATAACCAACGTTGCGGGGCAAGATTTAGAGATTGTTCTAAAATCTGGCGGTCTATATGAACACGTCTGCCTAACTCCGGGAAAATCAATTTCTGTTCCCGAAAAATCTCTTACAAGTACCGTGCGTGAGCTTTGTAAACGACAACTTCTTCGAATAATTTAAGGTAAAATATGGCTAATTTCGTTTCCCCAGGTGTATACACAATTGAAAAGGACGTATCTGATTACGCTCCTTCTGTCAATCCATCCATTGTTGGTTTAGTAGGCTTCGCATCCCGCGGACCTGTTAATAAGCCAACTCTACTCACGTCTCCCGCTGACCTACTACGTACTTTTGGTACTCCCGATTTGGTTACAGGTGGGCAAGGTATCTTTGGCGCGTTAGAGATTCTACAAAAGACTAACCAACTTTATTACGTTAGAGCTGCTACGACTGATGCTAAAGCGTCTAACAACGTTTTTTCATTAGCTACTGCTCCTCATGCTATTGTTAATGTTGGTGCGCTGAACAATGATTATGTGTATCGCTTTGATATGCAAGCATTTGATAAGGCTGGCACGTCTTTAGGCGAGGAAACTTCTGTTTACGTATACCGGGAACGTCCTTATGTATCAGGCACCCCAGGTGCTTCGATTTACCCAACTACTCCTGATGCAAGCTGGACTAACGTAGATTGGCACAACGCATTTATTGCTGGGTTCGGCGCGGCGTTCGACCCTAATACAGGTCAATTACAATATATCCCAAGTGGGTACGACGCTGTAAGCGGTATGGCAGTAGGACGAGAAGCTGGAGGTAGCACAACCAACGCAGCCTCCTTTACCGCAAAGACTTACTTAGCATCCGGCGTTACTTACACAGGAAATTATCTATCTGCTACTCCAATCGATGTCAATGACTTAACATTTATTCGAGCGGAAACGGTTGGTGACGCAGGTCACGGCGCATCCGGATACACGCACGTTTGGTGTGGTGTGGGCGGACCTGAAGACCGTTTACTCGGAGGAGTTTCTGCAACTGGCAAAGTTACTACAGCTTCGTCGACCATGTCCCTAAACGGTACTGCTCCTAGTGGGGCTACATTCCTCGTATCTGGTAGCCAAGGAGGCTATCAACTTGCATCTCTATACCCTGGATTAGGGTATAACTATTCTGCGATTAATTATACAGGAGGTCTTCAATACAGAGGTTTACAGTATCAGCTAAGCCAAACTAATAATGCGGGTAGATTCGATATTCAAGTGCAATCTGACGGAGGCACTGAAGAGTCTTACACTATGGCAATGACGAAGCCGACTACTACTGTCTCGTCCACTAGTCTATACCCAGAAGATGTTCTGACTCAAGGTCTAGAAAATAGCGTGTCGGATTACGTTAAAGGTAATTTCTACACCTTCGATAGTACTACATTCAGCACTGCAGTTGCGCCAAGCACGACTGCCTTCTCTGCTACTGTCTCGGGAGTAGGACCTTTTGCAGTACCTACAACCTTTGGTGGGGCAATGACAAGCGTAAACACCCCATGGGTAGGCGGCACTTACAGTAACTCAGGGTTCACGCCAGAGAATGCGGCTTACGCGTCCCTAGGCAACACTTGGAGGTGTGTAACTTTACAAGAAGCCACTCTTGATTCTAAGGGAGGCGTAAATGGTGATGCTGGTAGCTATGGCGGTAATATGTCGAACACTAATGTTACTGCTGCATTAATTGGTACTACAGGCGCCAAAACAGGACTATACGCTCTAGATTCGGAGGACACTCCTGTCACTATCGCATCAGTTCCTGGCGTCTCAAACCAGAATGTTCAGAACGCACTAATCACTTTAGCGCAGAACACTCAAAACTTCTTAGCGGTGGTTTCTCCCCCAGTAGGGTTTGGAACCGCTCAACAAGCTATCGAATGGTCCAATGGCGCCGCGGATGGCAGAACTGCTTCTATTAACAGTAGTTACGCTGCCGTATATTGGCCATGGGTAAAACAGTTCGACGCTTTCACTGGCGCTGATAGATGGTATGACCCAGCGATTTATGCTATCGGCCAAATGTGCTTTACTGACGAAGTTGCCGACCCTTGGTTTGCTCCTGCAGGTCTTAGCCGCGGTCGTTTAACTCAACCAGTCGATGTGGAAGTTAAATTAAACCAAGGAGATAGAGACGCACTTTATGGTCCTGGTAATATTGTAAACCCAATTACTAAGTTTAACACTGATGGTATTGTTATCTACGGTCAACGAACAGGTCAAAGAGCTGCAACGGCTTTAGACCGTATCAATGTTCGTCGTCTGATGATTTTCCTACGTCGCATGGTACTTCAATCAACTCGTCGATTCGTCTTCGAGCCTAACGACCCTGTAACTTGGGAAGCAGTACGTAGTGTTATTAACCCCGCATTGGCGGACATCCAACAAAGACGTGGTATCGTTTCATTCCAAACTGTGTGTGATTCGACTACAAACACTCCCCTTCGCGTTGACCGCAACGAACTCTGGTGCAAGATTATTCTCAAGCCTACTAAGACCGCTGAAATCTTGGTATTCGAACTAAACTTGACAAATCAATCAGCTAGTGTATAACACTATATAATACTGAGGTAAAAAATTAAATGGCCGACGGCAAATACTACGTAGAACGAGCAGCAGAATTAATTGCTGATTCCCCTCGTCTATCCCACGCTCTGGAATCTTTCCGTGCTTACGCATGGGAAATCCATATTCCAAGATTCGCTGGTGCGTTAAGCAACGTTCCTGGCATGAACGACCAGTCACGTTTAACGTTGGCTGCGAAACAAATCACTCAGCCCGGCTTTACTGTTGAGGATATTGAAGTACATCGTGTAAACGAGAAGTTCTACTATCCTGGTAAGCCTAGCCCTGATGAAATCACTGTTACATTTGATAACTTGATTAAAGGGGATGTAGCTGAC